CCCCTGTTTCACCTACCCCCGGGTACCCCCCCCCTACCCTGCAACGATGCCGATGGGGACTGCATCCCAGCTGTACTCTCCGAATTGTGGAGCACGGTCCGATGTTCCCAGGCGTCGCTTCGTTTCGAATGCGGTCCTGCCTGCATCGTTGCTGGAGCGGCGTCTCGGACCGCCCTGACCGGTCCGGCGTCGTCTCGTGAGGTCGCCTCGTGAGGTCGCCTCGTGAGGTCGCCTCGTGAGGTCGCCTCGTGAGGTCGCCTCGTGAGGGAGGGATGGGTCGCGAGACACGCAACGAATTTCGAGCCACGAACCAAGCATTGTACGATTTCCGTAGAATTCCGTGGACAGAAGTGGACTGGCGGAGATAGCTTGATGGTGCCGGGGGGAGAGAACCCCCGGCCGGAGTGACCCATGACCTTCGAACAGCGCGTGGACGCCGTCATCGCAGCCGATCCCTACTACATCACCCGAGACGCATACGACGCCGCGCTTCGTCTCCCGAGGGGGACGCCGAACCGCCGCCAGATCGTGGCGGACGCCGGAGCAGCGTTCCGCGCCGCTCGCTACGCCTACCGCGCCAGCGATGCCTACCGCAGCTGACCCACCACCCACCACCCACCACACCGGAGAACGACCTTGCAAGTGAACATCATGGTGCGGCACCCGATCAGCGGCGGAATGGATTTCTGGTCCGGTCCTCACGCCTACGATGGCAGTCTGCTTGACATTGTGAAGCTCGGCGCCTGGCTGGAGAATAAGGTTGGTATTAAGTTCAATTTCAACCCCGGACACTCACGTATCGAGGGGGGCCGCGCGGTGTTTTTCCCGAAACGGGCAACCGCCGGTATCCACTGTATGTGGGTGGAATCGGCCAGCGCCGGCCTTCGCTCCACCGCAACCTGACACACACCACACACCAGGGAGAACGACCATGACGAACTACAGCGAGCCCATTCTCCTCCGCCTCTCCGTCTGCACCGAGTGTCGCGACATCATCCGAGACGGCGGCACCCTGTCCGCCGATGGGTGGGAAGACTACACCGTGACCGAGAGGATGGAGGACGGTGACGAACCGCCGTTCGCACCGTGCGATGGGTGCGGAACGCCGGCGCCGGGCGGCGCCCGGTTCCCGGCCGTCGCCAGGTACCACCACGAACCCGAGGTATGGCACGCGTACCGGCGCGACGCGCAGGGCGTCAAGCCTGTCCTGACGATCGAGTCGGTGGGCGGAGACGCGTGGACCAAGGACGGGTACCAGGCGGAGAAGGACGACACCAGCGCGGAGCGCCAGGTGGTGGTGTACCTCGACTCCGTCGACGCGTGGAGGGAACAGAGCATCGAAGGGAGCAGCATCGAGCACGCAGGCGACGGGCGTCACTACACCATGGTATCGGTCGCAAACACCGAGGACCGGCTCGACGTGCTCACCGCCCGGCTCACCGCCGCCGGGTACACCGTGCGCCATGGGGCCGGGCTGTAGCCTCGCTGTTCTCGTTCACCGCCGAGCCCGTCTCGGCGGTGAAGGCGAGCAACGACGCTCGACCCGGAGTGACTCATGCTGTACAACTTCACGCCCCACACCATCGTGCTGCGCGACGCGGACGGGCGCGACCATGCGTACGAACCCGACCCGCGCGGGCCGGCCCGCATCGTGACCGACGGTGGGCTCGCCCGGCACCACCCGTCCTCGCCGGTGCCGGTGTATGACCCAGGCGGACGGGGGGCCGGTCGGCGGTTGGTCGGGCTCCCGGAGCGGGCCGACCCGGAAGACCTGTTCGTGGTGAGCGCCATCGTTCTGGGGTTCGTCCGGGAGAAGCTCGCGTATGACATCGGCCGCGACTACGCCGGTCCGATGTTCAGTGTCCTCGACCGGTGCGTCGCGCCCGGTACCGGGCCGGACGACGGAGCCGTCCGCTGGACCACGGGGGACGCCCCACTTCCGGGGTTGGTCGGCCAGATTCGGGCGGTAACCCGACTCGTACGCTAGCCCGTTCTCGTTCACTGCCGAGCCCGTCTCGGCAGTGAAAGCGAGCGGTCAAGCTCGAACAAGGGAGAATCACTATGTCCACCCGTATCAGTTCGGGTCCCGAGGGGACCACCGTGGAGATCACCGGCAGCGCGCCCGTCGGGACGCTGTACACCATCGCCGCCGTCTCGCTGCGAGAGGTCGCGGAGGAACGGCTCGCGCAGCTGGAGCGGGCCGCCGTCGACGCGAGGGCCGCCCACTACGCCGCCCTCCGGGCGGCGCTGCTCGACGGCGTCACCGACCCGGCGCTCGTCTCGCTGGCGCATGCCGTGGGTCAGCTGGTCCGTATCGGTAGCCCGTCGGGCTGGCCCAGCGTCGAGCTGGGCGCAGGTTCCGCGCTCATCCGCGCTGCGCTGGATCTGCGCGTGCTCCCGAGCAGCATCCGGGATGTCGGGTGCGGGTCATTCGTCAGGGAATACACGCTCGGAAGCGTGGTCGTGGGTCGAACTTACGACCTCGGCGGACGGGGGAAGGTCGCCACACTGGAGGTACCGGCCGCCGTGGCGGACCAGGCCGCGGCAGAGGATCTGAACGACCACCGCCGGGCGATGGAGTCACTCGCCAAGCTGTAGCCCCGTCGCTGTTCTCATCTCCCTCCGATGGCGCGCCATCGGAGGGAGAAGCGAGCAACGACGCTCGAACCGGAGTGACCCCATGCACGCTGTCCAGCTGTCCCTCTCCACCACGCTCGACTTCCACGGCTCGGCCGAGGACCTTGCCAGCTTGCCCAAAGGCAAGCGCTATTGGTGGTGCAAGGCGCCCCATGCGCTGGCGCACGGTACCCCCTTCGTCGATATCGGCCGCGTCTCGGGCACGCAGCACCTCCGCGTGACCGTCGACCTTCCCCCCGGCCGGTACACCGTCGGCTGCGGCGAGACGACCCGCCACGTCGTGGTGGTGGCGGAGCCCGTCGCGCACGTGCCCCCGACCTTCACCGTGCACGATGGGGGCCGGGCCGTGGCGTCCGGTCCCTCGCCCGTGAGCGGAGCTACCTCGGCCGGCCCGGTCGACCCGCAGCCGACCGACCCGCACCACATCCGGGGCGCCGCGCCCGGTAGCGAGCCGTTCGGGGTGACGTACGAACGGGGGGACGTGGCGTTCTCCGTCCTCTCCCGTCTGGTGATGTCCGGCGCCATCCCCGCAACGGCGTGCGCAACGGGTGAGGTGGCGGTGACCCGCGGCGCGTGGCCTGACTCGGCCGGTGGGCGGCAGCTGTCCCCTCGCGCGACGGTGGAGGACCACACCCCGTCCGATGGTACCTGGCTCCGTCGCACCGACCGGTGGGGGGTCACCACCCATACCCACGATGATGGTTCGCAGGTGACGTGCGTCGGCGATACGTGCTCGACTCCCGACGATACGCTCCCCGGCGGGGGCGTGTTCACGGGCTCGCTTTCCGAGGCGCGGGAACGGGCCCGGATGGTGACGGCGCGCGACGTGCGTGCCTACGTCGACGCGTCGCGCGCCATCGATGCGGCCCGCTCGGTCGCGCCGCCCCGCACCGAGACTCCGCCGGCGGTGGTCGTAGTCGAGCCGGCGTCCGTGCCGACGTTCACCTACGACACCCGCGGAGGGACGGTTGCACAGGATGCCCGCGCCCGGGTGGAGGGGGACTACGCATACCTGTCGTCCCTCGGAATGGCGCAGCGCCCGCCGTTCTACGCGGCGGGCAGCGTCATCGTGGAGGTCGGCCGAGCGAACCTAGTCCAGAGCTACCTCGCACACCAGGACATGCCGCGCACGGTCGACGCGCTCACTACGGTCGGCGCGATGGTGGCAGCGGAGCAGCGGGAAGACGTGACCTCCCGCGGGGCGGTGCTCCGGATGAGCGGCGATGGCGCCATCGGTTCGATGGCGCTCGACCGTGAGTACGTGCAGGAAGACCAGGCATTCGGCCAGCTGGTGTCCCTCCACGCGTCCGAGCTACCGCGCGCGGGCGCGGTGATGTCCCTCCTCTCGGCCGAGACTCGGGCGCGGGTCTGGAATGAGAGGGTGCAGGCGGGCCGCGACATCACCCTGCGGACCCGGGTGTCCGGTCCGATGGCGCCGCGCGCGGTGTTTGCAGCCGTGTCTCCCGGGTACACCGCGCTCGACGCGGACGCCGTGGCGGACATCGCCCGGCGGGCGCTGCTCTCCCTCCCGGAGGGGAGCACGGCCCGAGGGACGGTGGAGTACAATCCGGAGCGCGCCACGCTCCGGTTCGAGGGCCTGTTTCACGCCGACAACGTCTCCAATTTATCGGCGGGGGACGTGTTCAAGGCGGGATTCTGGGCGGAGAGCAACGACGCTGGTTCGGGCGCCATCAGAGGTGGGTTGGCCGTCGACCGGAACCTGTGCCTGAACCTCATCCGGCTCGACCACCCGCGGCTCGGCATGTTCCGGATCGTGCACCGGGGGGACCGGGCCACGATGGTGGCGAGGTTCGCGCAGGGTATCCGGGATGCGAGCGCCGCGCTGACCCCCTTCCTGCGCCGGTGGGGCGTGCTCCGTTCGGCGCCGGTCGCGTCACTGTTCGACAGCCCGTCGGCCGCGGCCGAGGTCAACGTGCGCGCCATCCTGTCGGAGCTGGCGGGGCTGCCCGACGACACGCTCCCCATCCTCCGCAAGGGCGCGCTGCCCGAGGGGGTGTCGGTCGACGGCATCGCGCGCGACGTGGCGGTCGAGACGCTGCTCGGGGCGTGGCGTCACGAACCAGGGGATACCCTGGCCGACGTGGTGAACGCCGTCACACGGCTGCACACCGAGCGCGTTCCGGTGGCGGTGCTCGCCAGCGCGGACGCCGCAGCTACCGCGCTGCTCACCCACGGGTGGACGTGACCCGCAGGGTGTGATGTTCTCGGCTCCCCTCGGTCGGGCTACCGGGCGAGGGGAGCAGCGAGCATCATGCTCGATAGGAGGAAGAATGCCGAGTATCAAGTTCGAGGGTGACGGCTCGCTTCGGCGGGCCATGCTCGCGTGGTGCGCCGGCGCGCACGCGGTGGGCGGTGCCTATCTCCCTGATGAGCTCGCCGATATGGCGAGGGGGTGGGTCGACTGGTTCGACCCGTCCCACGATGAGATCGCCGACATTGTGAACGAGGCCCACCGGCGGGCGACCTGGACGGCGGGAAGCGGGGCCGTGACCCCCCGGATGGCCGATCTCATCCACCCGGGAGGGAATGAGCGGTGGCGCCTGTCCTGGCACACCTCGAATTCTCTCACGTTGGCGTCGAAGTGGAACCCGTCCACCTCGGATTACGACACGTACGAGCTGTCGTTTTCAGGCCACGCCGACAACGAGCGCTGGCGTGCGGTGCGGGCCGCAGTCACCGACACCAACACCAACACCAACGCCGCAGCGGGCGGGATGCCCACGATGGCCGACGCCGCTACGGCGCTCGTCGCACAACAGGCGCTCCACACGGTGGGTCGCGCCCTCGTCGACGCGGTGCTCGCCCGAGTCGACCCGCCCACGTGGTGGACCCGCATCACGGGGCACCAGCGGACCCGCGCGGTCCTGCGCTGGGTCGATACCGACCTCGGCCGACAGGCGGTGACCCTCCTCGGGGCCGCCACGGTGTGGGCCGTGGTGTCGCACGGCCCCGGCACCCGCATCCCCGGCGCCGCCCGGCTGCGCCGTCTCGCCGACGCGGCGGTCCGCATCGATGCGCTGGTGCTCGCCAGGTCCGTGCTCGCCAGCGGGCTCGGGGCGCAACTGGTGGCGAGTGTGACCGCGCTCGTCACAACGTCCGCTCCCGTCCTGGCGGCCCTCGCCGACCACGGCGAGGAACAGGCCACCATCGGCCAGCGGGTCCGGGCGGCCCGTGCGCCCGCCAAGCTGGCCGACCGCTGGTAGCTTAGCGGACCTTTGCGAGGACGGCGCTCGACCCGTCCTCGCGAACCAGCTCGGCCACCCACCGTCCCTCACGCACGGTGATCCCGACGCGAACCCGCACCACGTCACGCGTGCCGGGCGCGCCGACGGTCGCCGGCATCCCGCCCGCCCCGAGCAACCGCAACGCCCTGGCGTGAGCGGGATGGGTCCGTTCGACCGCCGATACCAGCTCCGCCAGGTCGGACCGAGTCACGTGCGCCACGCCCTGACCTCGGTGCACGGGCCCGCCCCTACCGCGGCGAACCGCTTGCTCGCCCGGAGGTCGGTCACGAACCGGTCATCGGCCAGGATGGCAGGGGTCGTGCGTTGCATGATGTCTAGCAACGCTTTCGCGTAGTTGTCCACGTCGCCGACCGCGAGCGTGGGGCACCGGCCGGTCCCTTCGAGGTCCCTCGACCACGGCCACGGATGCTCGGCGGGTTCGCCCGCGATGGTGTACCCCGGACGCTTCGGCGGGCGAGGGAGTACGGCTACCACGTGCACTTCGAGGGGGAGCCGGACCGACGGCCGGCCGTTCCACCACGCCGACAGGAGCGCGATGGTAGCGAGCCGCCAGTCCGCATAGTCACCCTGAAAGCGCTCGACCATACGGGCCTTCTCGCCCTTTCCGATACGCATCGGCTTCGGGCGCTGCCACGGCTGGGGCTCACCGGGCAGGGTGAAGGCGAACACGGCCTCTCCCTTCGGCTGGCGGGGCCGGGGGATGAGGGGAAGCTGGCCGATCACCGGGCACGCAGACGAGAACGCGTGTAAGACGTGTGCCAGGTTCCCCGCACGCGGGGCCCCGAACGTGACCGGGAGGACGAGTAGAACAGCCGGGGGACCAGCATCACAACGCCTCCCAGTTGCGGTAGGTTGCCGAGCCCGCGTCCCACGCGAGAGGGAATACCCCGGTCGGCCCGTTCCGTTGCTTCGCGACGACCACCGCCCCGAGCTGGCGGTCTTCGAGCTGGTACCCGGCGCCGCTCACCGGGAACAAGATCACGTCGGCGTCGGCTTCGAGCTGGCCGCTCGCGAGCAAGTCAGAGGGCCGGGGCAAGGGCACCGACTCCCACCACGTGGACGCGTCCTTCACGCGTGCCCCCTCCCGCTTCTCCACCTCGCGGTTCAGCTGCGACAGCAGGACTACCGGCGTCCCCAGCTTGCGCGCGAGCTGCTTGAGCCCGGTGGACGTGCGCCCGATGTACGTCGCCGGCGTCTCGCCGTGGCGCTGGTCGTGCTTCATCAACTGCACGTAGTCGATAAAGATGGCGTGCAACTTACCGAACCGGGCGCGCACGCGAGCGGCCTCGTGGTCGACCTCGCGCACGCCCGCCTTCGCCACGTCGAGGAAGACCAGCGACCCGAGACGACGGCTCGCGTCGGCGATGCCCGGGTCCGTCGGGTCGGTCACGTCGAGGTCACCCGTCCCGACGCCGGTGAGCGTGGACATAGCGCGCGCCCACATCTCCTCGTGCGACTGCTCCAGCGTGACGAACAGGACGACGTGTCCCGCGAGCGCCATGTCCACGGCGCACGCGAGCGCGAATCCCGTCTTGCCCATCCCGGGGCGCCCGCCCACGAGCACGAGCTGGCCGCCCGCGAGCCCGCCCCCGGTGAGGCACACGTCGAGCTCGACGAACCCCGTCGGGACGTACCGGGCCACGGCCGTGCCCGCGGCCTCCTGGCGCCGCCGCTCCACCCACTCTGCGTGGGTCTCCACCGCCGTCCACGTGGTGCGCTCGGCCCCGTCTCGGAGCCCGCCCTCGGTGAGACGGGCCACCGCTTCGTGCACCACCTCCGCCGGCTCGGTGAGCCCCTCGGTGACCCGGTCCTTCATCGTGTCGAGCACGGTCAGGATGCGTCGGTGCAAGCTCGCTTCGAGCACCAGCGCTGCGTAGTGCGGGAGGTTCGCGGTGCTCGGGCAGTGTTCGGGCAGCTCGGCGACGTACCCCGCGCCGCCGAACCGGTCGGCCCCCGTGCCCTTCATGACCTCAGCTGCGACGGTCACGAGGTCGATCCCGCGGCCCGCCGCCTGCATCGTGAGCAGCAGCTCGAACAGCTTCTGGTGCTCGGGCCGGTAGAAGTCCGGCGGCGCCACCTTGCGCGCGACCTCGGCCAGCTGCACCGGGTCGACCATCAGCCCGCCGAGCAACGAGCGCTCGGCCTCAACCGACTGCGGGAGGGACATGGTTAGAACTGGCACCGCTGCGTGCAGTCGCAGAACGGGTCGTCGGGGTCGTGCTCCGCGTTCTTCGGGTACCCCTCCATGCGCGGGGGCACGTGGTGGGGCATCGGGTAGAGGTTGGCGTTCTTCCTCCCCAGCGAGAGGGCAGCGCCAGCGGTCGAACCCACCGCCACCCGCCGAGATCCCGACCTGTCCGAGGTGATGTAGTTCTGGTGACAGACGTACCACCCGGCCGGAACGGGCCGGTCCAACTGCTCCAGGCGGTGGACCCACAGGTTCATACTCGGGTCGAACGCCTCGATCTTAGCCTCATCTACGCCGTCGGGGCCCTCGGTCCGCAGCTCGCGCTGCCACTCGACCGTTGGATGGGTCGCCAAGCTCTGCAACCGCTGCCACGTCCTGCGCTGCCGGTCCTGCGCCTTCCACCGGAGCTTTGCGACGTGAGACCGAACGTCTCTCTGATAGAGAGCCCAGCTCTCCACCACCCCGTTGGCCGCCTCCTCCCATCCGAGTCGTGAGAACCTCTCACGACGCACCTCGGCCTTCAACGCCGAAATTTCCAAGTCGAGCTTCGCGTTGCGGGCGGCGGCGAGCGCGTTGCCCTCGCGGGCCACCGCGAGCTCCTCGACCATCCGCTTGAACTGGCCGTCGAGGCCGCGGTCCAACTGCCCTTGCAGCGTCCCCGCGCGCGCGACCGCCTCCGCCAAGCGCGCGGTGTTCGCCCTCGCCTCTTGGTGCAGCGCGGCGACCTCTTGGCGCACCGCGGCGACCTCTCGGCGCAGTGTCTCCGCTACCATCTCCTGGTGCCCGCACTCGCCCTCGGCCTCCTCGGCCCGCGTCTCCATCTCCATCGCCCGGTTCTGGGCGGAATGGAACGCGATGAGCGCCTCGCTGGCGTTGCTCTCCGCCACCGCCAGCTTCCGGCGCAGCTCCGCGAGCTCGCCCTCGTGGACCTTCGCGGCCCGCGTCTCCGCTTCCTCGGCCCGCGTCTCCAGCTCCTTGCGCTCGACATCGCGAGCGTGCACCAGGTCCTTGAACTGCGCTTCCAGCTCCGCGTTGCGATCCTGCGCAGCGTTGAAGGCGGTCGAAAGTTCGTGGGTGTTGAGCTCCTCCGCCTGCAACTTCCGCCGTGCCTCGTGGGACACGCGCTGCGCGATGTCGAGCCGCCCGCGCATCACCTCGGCATCGTGCCGGAGGTCGGCAACGAGCTTCTGGTGCTCCTCCTCCCGGGTAGCGTTGGCCCGGAGCGCTTGCTCCCTTTGCCGGTCGACTTCCGCCGCGCTCACTACGGCGTCACCGACCCGGATGGGGTCGCTGCCGGCGTTCTTCACCCACGAACCTCCGACCTTCTCCCCGGTCTTCTTCACCCACGTCCCCTCGGGCGCGTCGGCGTCCAGCTCGGCGGCCTGGTCGAGCACGAGCCCGGTCAGGAACGCCACGATGGCCATTGTCGATTCTTTCGTAGTGGACATTCTTCCTCCTGTTACGTCCGCTTCCGCGCTGCAACCATGGCCCTCTTTGCTGCGAGGCGCGGGTCCTCGCGGCTGGCCTTCAAGTACGATTCAACCTGCGCTCGCTGCCGCTGGACGGCGGCGTCCCGCTCGGCTTCGCTGGGCGGTGGAGCAGCACCGGCCCGCCACTTCGCCCTCGACTCGGCCCACCCCGAGCCGAGCAGCGTGCGCCAGTGGCGGCGCTCGGCGCCGAGCTGCTTCGTGGCGTGCTCGAACCAGCCGGCGAGCTCGGCGGGGGTCCAGCCGTCGCGGAGCGCAGCACGCACGATGCCGGCCGATGCTCGGCCCGGGATCTCGGTCTCGTTGGCGTCCATCTCCAGCCGCAGCAGCTGGGCAACGGCGTTGGGGTCTGGCTCCGAGGGCCCCGAAGGGGCAGCTGGACGGATGAGCGTTGCGGTCGGTCCCTCCTCCACCACCCGCTCTCCCCCCGGAGGGGGGCTGGGGGGGGGAGGGGTCGAGTCAGGGGTCGAGTCAGGGGTCTTATCAGGGATCGGATCGTCGGACTTCTGGTCCGGGGTGTCCGGACTTCCGGTCCGGGGTGGTCCGGACTTCTGGTCCGGGGTGTCCGGACTTCCGGTCCGGGGTGACTCATGGTCCGGGGTGACCGGATGTCCGGGGTCTCCGGACTTCTGGTCCGGGGTCGGGAAGGTCCCCGTCACCCGATAGACCGCCGTTCGTCCCTTCCGGTGGTCGACGCTCAACGCCCCGAGCTTCACGAGCTCGGCCAGCGTTCGCCGTACCTCGCGCTCTGAAAGCCTCGCGTCACCCCCAAGCGTCGGCGCGGACGCCCAGCATTCCCCGTCCTCGCCGGCCCGGTGCGCCACGCACACGAGAACCCATCGCTGGGTAGCCTTGAGAGACGACGTGCGCACGGCGTTCAGAACTGCGTAAGTCTTCATAGGATGCCTACTTTAGCGAGGGCCTGCACCCACCGCCACCGTCGAAGGATGGTCTCCAAGGGTACACCCTCGGCGGAGGCCACGCGAGCGAGGTACTCAGCTCGCTCGTCCTCGGTGCCGTGGAACGGCGGCCCGAGGTCCCACTGCGCGTAGGTCTCCGGGGGCTCGCCGACGGTGGGGGGGTAGCCGGCCTCGATGAGCGCTGCCGCCCGCCGTTCCGGCTCGTAGCTCATGTCGAACTCGTACCCGACGTACCCACCGCGCTCCGTGACGTCGGTCACGATGACGAGGTCGAGCCGGCTCACTCCCCACGCCCCGCGCGGAGCTTGGCCTTCTTGAGCCGACGTTCCCTCACGCGCTCTGCCTTGTACCCACGGAGAACACCAACCCTCTGGTGCTCGGCGCAGGCGCAGCAGAACCACCGCACGAGGTAGGACCCTTCGGCATGAGTCGCTGGAACGTAGTCGCCAATCTCCGCCATCGGGCGGTGTTCTTCGAGAGCGAGAGGCATGCCCCCTCCGAAAGGGTTCGCCGGGCGGCGCCCTTGCAGGGGCGCCAGCCCGACAGGCCACAATGGGCCAACCTACATGATTGCCGGGACGCTGCAACGTCCGACTGTAGACGCAGGGTGACACCGCGGCGGAACGGATGCAACCCCGCCGAGGTAGATTGTGTCACGGAGGTCGACGTGGACGCATTCCTCATCGTCGCGCTTCCCCTCATCTTCCTCTGGGGGGCCGTGGGGTGGGCCATCCTGGCCGGGCTCCTGCTCCACCGTGGGTGGGGGGTGACTCACCTCGCGGTCGGCAACCGGACGGCGCCGCCCCTCATCCTGCTCGGCGGGCGCACGGCGCAGCCGGAGAGAGGGTGGCCCGAGGAGGTGGAGAGCGGGGTGTTCCGCGCTGCCCGCTCGTACTCGGTGATGGAGACGGAGCCGTTCGGTCGGCACGTTCCGGACGGCGAGCTCGAAGACGGCTCCATCGAGGGGGACTGCGAGCGCACCGTGGCGAGCGTCATCCGCCCGGTGCGCGCCGCGTGGGAGGGGGAGCCTACTCCCCCTCTCCGTCGCCCGCCTCCGGCGGGAGGTCGGTGACCTCGGCCAACGGCTTCTTCACCTCGAACAGGTCGGCTTGCTTCGGGAGCGTGGTGAGCCACACGTCCGAGGCCAGCAGGTCCACGATGTAGGCCGCCTCCGCCTTGAACAGGCGGAACACCCACCGGATGGAACCCACGCCCTCCGCCGCGGAGATCTGGATGTACCGAAGGGCGGCGCCTCCGTCGAAGGCCACGCCCGACTCCCCGTTCACCTGCGCCTCGACCTTCAGCTTGGTCTCGTGCGCCGGCTCCAGGCGGAGCTTGAACGCGGGCCCCCCGTTCTCGGCGAGGGCCCGCACCACGCCGGTGCGGAACGCGGCCAGGTTCGGCGGCCACTCACCGGCACCCACCCCCTCGGACAGGTCGAACTCCACCACGGCATCCCACACCAGCTCGCCGCCCTTCGCCCGCCGCACCATCAGCGCGGTCAGGTCGAGCGGCCCGCTCTTGGCGGCCTTCGTGAAGTCCGGCACGTACCGAACGGCTGTCGAATCCTGCGGTTGACTGCTCACTTTTTCCTCCACACGGCGTACACCGTGTTCTCGTCCAGCTTGAGCACTTCGCACAGCTTCTTCAACCGGAACAGTTGAGGCCGCGCGGCGCCCGTTTCCCACTTTGAAAGCGTGTTTGATGCGACTCCAACCGCCTTCGCCACCTCCACCTGGCTCATGGAGACATCGAGCCGGGCCCGGGCGATCATGTCTCCGACCGATTCTCCAGCCATCATCACCTCCCACCGAGGTATACCACCTTGCGCCGCTCGATGCCAAGTGATAGCGTTTCTGGACGGAGGTAGTCGATGAATGAAGCACTCGACAATTTGATTGGTCAGAACGTGTTCATTCGGACCGTCACGTACCACTGCATCGGTACGGTGGAGGAGGTGCTTGATGGAGTCGTGTTCCTCAACCCCGCGGCGTACGTGGCGGACACCGGACGCCGGATGGCCGACGCCTTCGTGATGGGGCTGGACGGCAGCAGCGCCGAGGTCGAGCGGTTCCCGGATGGCCTGTTCGTGTCGACGGCCGCCATCGTCGACTTCGCGGTGTGGCAGCATCCGGTCCCGGGAACGATGTGATGCTCCGCCTGCTGGAGTCGCGGTCGGGGTCGCGGTCGGGGTCGCGGTCGCGGTCGCGGTCGCGGTCGCGGTCGCGGTCGTGGTCGCGGTCGCGGTCGTGGTCGCGGTCGTGGTCGTGGTCGCGGTCGCGGTCGCGGTCGCGGTTGTGGTCGCGGTCGCGGTCGGGGTCGGGGTCGGGGTCGTGGTCGGGGTCGTGGTCGGGGTCGGGGTCGTGGTGGGCGCTGTCGCTGTCGCGGTCGTGGTCGCGGTCGTGGTCGCGGTCGCGTTCTCACTCGCGGGAGGGTGGCAGGTGATGCACACAATCGGTGCGTCCGAAGTGGCAGTCCTCCTAGGGTTACAGCGGCGGACCGACGACGGGGAGCCGTGGACCAGCGAGTTCACCTTGTGGTGCCGGCTCACTGGGCAGTTGCCGCGGTACGATGACGTGTCGTCTCCGGATGCCGCGCTCGGCAAGATGCTGGAGCCGCTCATCGGCATGGAGTACGCGCGTCGCGAGGGGGTGTCCGTGTTCCCGGGTCCGGCCCTCGACCAGCCGGGTCTCTCCCACCCCGACATTCCGTTCCTCCACGTGCGGCCCGACTTCTACGTCGCGAGCTGCCGGCGCGTGCTGGAGGTGAAGGCGCCGCGGTCGTTCCACCCCGAACGGTGGGGCGAAGGCGGGACGGACCAGATCCCGCCCGAGTACCTGGTCCAGGTGCTCATGCAGCTCGCCGTCCTGTACCGGATGTACGGCTGGACCACGGCCGACCTCGCGGCGCTCGCCCGCGCCCCCGGGTGGGGCGACGACCGGGTGTTCGAGGTGTACCGGGTGGAGCGCGACGCTGCCACCGAGGCCGCCATCCTCGACCGGGTGCGCGGCTGGTACGATGAGCACGTGGTGGGCGGCAAGGTGCCGATGACCGACGGGTCCCGCTCGACCAGCGCATCGCTGCGGTGGTGGGGCGCCGAGCCCGGGAAGGTCCGGGCCGCCACCGAGGAGGACGAACAGCGGCTCCACCGGCTGACCGCCATCCGCGGCACCGTCGCCGACCTCAAGTCGGACGAGTCGCTGCTGCGCAACCAGGTCACAGCTGCGATGGGTGACGCCACGGAGCTGGTGGACCACACCGGGAGGTTGCTCGCGACCTTCCGGCCCAACAAGAACGGCGTCCGGGTCTTCCGGACGAAGGAGGGATGAGGCATCCCGCCCGAGGCGGGCCCCGTTGAAGTCGGACTGTACGCCGTTCCGGGCACCATGCCCTGAACACCCTTCCCGCGGGTGGCACCGCGGGCCCCGTTGAAGCAACCAGGAGAACCCCGTGAACGAATTGACCCGCTACGTCCCCCAGGAACGCGACCGTGGCGACATCTTGTGGGACCCCGACGCGTTCGGCCACGCCCTCACGGTGGCCGCGCGGCTGGCGAGCTCGGGCCTCCTGCCCGACGCGTTCCGCGAGCAGCCGGCGAACGTGTTGATCGCGCTCCAGGTGGCGCGGAGGATGGAGCTCGACCCGTTCCTCGTGCTCCAGTCCATCCACGTCATCAGCGGTCGCCCGTCGTGGGCGACGAAGTTCCTCATCGCCCTCTGCAACCGCAGCGGGTTCGCGGTGAAGTGGCGCGTCAAGCGCCTGGACACCCCCGCGCTGGAGTTCAACCGGGAGGAGATCATCGGCTGGGAGTCGATGCCTAACGGGAAGAACCGCCCGAAGAAGGCGAAGACGCCGGCCAGCATGCCGAACATTGAAGTCACCGCGTGGTCTCCCGCGCTGGACCCGGACGACACCTACACGGTGGACTCGACGATGGCCGTCGCCGAAGGATGGGCGGTCAGCAACAAGAAGTACAGCACCAACCCCGAGCTCATGCTGCGCTACCGTGCAGCGAGCGGGCTCATCGGGCTCTACCGGCCCGAGATTCTCCACGGCATCCCCGTGGAGGACGAGCCGGACGTGCTGGTGGTGGAGTCGGTCACCACCCCGGCCCCGGCTCCCGCGCCAACCGCGGCCCCCGCTCTCGGGATGGCCGCGCTACACTCCGCCGTCGCCTCGCCGCCGGCTCCTGCCGCGCCCACCCCCCAGAACAACAGCAGTCACTCCAACGAGCGGGAGCAGGGTGCAGCGGAGCCGGCGGCCAAGCCGGCAGGTGAGCGGGACTTCGACCCGAAGGCAGCGGCGGACTTGGTCCACAAGCTCCTGGCCGAGAAGAACCCGAAGGGGGACCCCGTCAAGATCCCATCGGAGGCGTTCCGCAAGCGCCTCCGCGAGGTGCTGGTGGTCTCCAAGATGCCCGAGAACCGGTACCAGGAGGTCATCCGGGTCGGGAAGGCCGCCGGGTTCTGGCACGTGACGGAGAACGAGACGGTGGTGTACACCCCCGCCATCCCCGCGGACCCGCCGCCGGAAGTGGAGACGCCGCCCGCCGCTCCGCTCATCGTCCAGCTCACCGACACCATCTCCCTCCTCGAAGCGGAGGAGGACGGCCCCGAGATCATCGCGCGCGCCTGCGTGGAGGTCGGCGGCATCGAGATCGACGGCGACGGACCCATCCTCGCGGGGCTCCCCGACGAGAAGCTCTCGGCGCTGCTCGCGAAGCTGCCCAGCCGCCGGCTCCGGGGTGAGCCATGATGGAGTTCGAAGCCGGACCCAGGGGCAAGGGTTGGCATACGCACTGGAAGGCCGGACGGCTCGTCCTGGTCATCAACCGACCGGAACAGGCCCGGCTGTCGCTCATGCCTCACGGCCCGAAGGTGCAGCTGGTGGTCCAGCTTCCGCCGGAGCTGACCGCCATCTTGGCTGCGCACGAGTCAGCCGTGGCGGTCGACGTGAGCGCGCGGTGGGCCGCGGCGGTTAACGACGGGTGGGTCGACCTCCGCACGCTGCGGCAGATCGTGCCGTACGTCGGCCGGCCGGCGTGCGGTGAGCGCGGGTGCACGACCCGGGCCGACCTCGTCGACCCGTCGGGCGTTGGGTGGTGCGCTGTCCACGAAGAGTGCTCGCTGCACGGGCCGCACCCGTTCGTCCTGGTGGACTCGGTCGCCGAGTTCGAGCGCATCCGGGTCGGCTTGCAGCCGGGCCTCGTCGCCCCGATCCCGGAGGAGGACGCCGCGGCGTGGGACGAGGTCCCGTCGTCGGTCGACGCCGACCTCGACCTCGACCGGCCGCACCTGGCGACGGACGGTGCGCCATGACCCCCATCGAGGCCGGCCTCATCGGCGGCGTGCTGGTGGCGGTGGCGACGGTCGGGCTGGTGGCGCTGGCCCGGGCGGTGTCGGCGGACCCGGCCGAGACGGCGTGGGTGCGTGCGGTCGTCGACCAGCTCGACATGCACGGTGTCTACGACAACGGCGAGCTCATCGTCTACCTGGGTCCCGACGCGCTCGCCCTGACGGAAGGCCCCCACCCGCTCGGGTGGCATGTCGTGAGGGTCGTCGGTGGCCGGCCGGTCGCCACCGGGTGGACTGCGTCCCGTGCGGAGCTGCTCCAGTGGCTCCGCCAGCACTACCGCACGAGCCGCGCCCGTGGGTAAGTACGACCATTTCCGCACCAAGCCGCTGCCGTCCGACGACGCGGCGGAACTGGTCGCGAGCTTCCGTCCCGAGCAGCCGCGCGAGGTGGCGCCCGCCCCTCCGCGGCCGGTCGGTCGGGGACGCGGCCGGATGGCGCGAGCTGGAGCTGCCCCGCCCGTCCAGGGGACGTGCCGCGACTGCGGGGCGCCCGTCCTGCGGTGGGCCAACCCTTGGGGGCACCGAGTCACGTGGGACCCGCCCGAGGTCCGCGCGTCGTACCACGGGAAGGGCGCCGTGGTGGTGCTCTACTTCGACAGCGGGCACAAGTCCCGCGTGATCCTCAACCCCGAGGGTGAGCTCGTCGGACACCGAGCTCACCTCTGCAAGGAGCGGCGATGAGCCGGCCTAGCCCTTCCACGTCGGGTACTGCCCCGGCTTGGCGAACGGCTGCTCCAACAGCTCCCGGCGGCAGCGCGTGGCGCTGTGGGAGAGGTGAATCCACCCGCCCCCGGTCGGCCGCCCCGTGTAGATGATGGCCTGGTCGATCGGGAGCCCGGCGCGCACCATCTGCACGAGGGTGCCCCACGCGGACATCAACGGCATGTCGAGCGGCACCACGTCGGCCGCCTCGCCGAGAAGATGCTGGCTCGTGAGGGACGCGGACTTGCCGAGCTCGCGCAGGCGGTTGTTCACCGCGAGGGAGCGGAAGCCGCTCGTGACCTGGAGTCGGCCCACTTTCTCGCGGAACGGCTGGAGCGCTGCCGAGCAGAGCGCGCGGAGCCGGCACGTCTCGTCGGCGTCGGCGTCGTTCGGGAGTCCGGTGTTGGTCCAGGTGAGCTCGGCGAGGGTGAAGTGTGCGGTCAGGTTCACGGGGTCTCCTGGGTCTGGTTGACGAGCACCACCCACCCGAGGCCCACGTGCGCCTTGACCGAGATCACGCCGTGGTCCTCGTTGCCGTCGAAGAAGTCCTCATCCCCCTCGGCGTCCGGGTCGAGGATGATGGGGTCGAACCCGGCGTCGGCGAGCGCCTTCGCGGCAGGCCACCAGTCTGCCTGGTAGGCCCGGTGGATGTGGGGTTCACGGGGCATCGGAGCTCTGCTCCGATGCCTTCTCGGCCTGGGTCATCGTCCAGCCGCCCACACCAGCTCCGACGCCGAGCGCGGAGAGGATGAAGGCGATGAGCGGGAGCCATTCCCTCACCGCGCCCTTCGCCTGGAGCGTGAAGGTCGGCGTCGCCCCGCGCGAGCGGAACGGGGCGTCCTTCGACCGCTCGCCGCGGAGCTCGGCCAGCGCCGACATCACCTCCGCGTGGCGCTCGTCGGAGCGAACGGCGTGGTGTTCCAGCCGTTCCTCCAGCTTGGCGACCTTCACGTGAAGGTCGAGGTCCGGCGGCGGCGCCATCAGAACGGCCCGTACGGATCTTGCCGGGCCGCCTTCACCGCGTTCGCGACCACCCCGGCCACGAACAGCACCGCGGCCTCCTCCTCCTCCGGGCCCACGATGTCGATGCCGTTGACCTTCACCTTCACGAGGTCGGGATGCTGCTCGGCGAACTGCTGCGCCAGCACCCGGATGTCCTCGTACGACACGTTGCCGTCGGACACATACGGCAGGATGTCCTCGGCCACCTTCAACGCCAGGGGGCCGAGCTGGCCCACCGTCTTCGCCACCGTGATTGCCGTTGCCGCCTTCATACGACCTCCCGAGGGAAGTGTACCCCGGAACCCAGGTCAGAGCGCGGTTGGCGCGGGGGCCTCGTACCACGAGGTGTTCACGCCGAGCTGCCACGTGCCAGCCGCGTCCATCGCGACGGGCGTTCGAACGGCGAGCAGCTGCCCCGGCTGGAGCACGATGGGGGCCTCCGACTCCAGCTCGTAGAGCTGCTCCATGAAGGCGCCGGCGGCGCCAACGTGGGCCAGCGTCATCGTGCGGAGCGGGTTCGCCTCGAAGGTGATGCCGGTTACCGTGAGGGCGGCCAACGCCGAGATTCGAACGTCGCCGCCGTTCGCTGCGGCGAACTCCGAGCTCACCCCCGTCTCATGCGGGATGACCACCGCCACCGCGGTGCCCGAGGCCGCCGCCGCGCCGGAACCGCGGATGACCTGGAGCCGCCGTCCCGCCGTCACGGGGACGGTGAACGCCGCGATGGTGGTGAAGCTCAACCGGAGGCGGGTGATGTAGGCGTTGAGCGCCGCGCCCGGGTCGAGCCGCATCGCGAACACACACGCGTTGGCCGCGAGGGCCGCCGCGAGGGTGCCGGTCTGCTCACCGATGGCGAACATCGGCCCTCGCCCAGGAGCGACGGCCACCCGCAGCGCGCCGTTGCTCTCGACCTGGGCCTTGTTCGCGGCTCCAGCGCCCTCGATTCGTGCCATCACCCACCCCCGTAGACGAAGACGTGGTCCCCGTTGCGTGGACCCGTAGCCCGCCAGTGGACCACCACCGAGCCCGCCGTCGCGAGGCGCGCAGCGCAGGCGATGCCGTCGAACTCCGGCTCATCGTCCACCGCGAGCCAGGCCACCACCAGCTTCATCCCGGCAGTGATCGCGCCGTCCGCGATGGTGAACGAGCCGTTAACGGCGTTCGTCCCCAGGTTGACGGTGGTTGTCCCCCACAGGCCACCACCGGAGGGAGCAGCCGGAGTCCCGTGCGAGTGGTCCTCGCGCGCCGCGTTGGCAGAGGTGCCGACCGCCGACGCCTGACCGAATGCCGTCTCGGTGACCACCGTGGTGCCGAGCGCCGGTCCGCTCCCGCCGCCCGCCGGCACGACCGACGCCGCGATCTTCGCCGCGTCGTCGCTGGTGAGCGTGCCCCCGGCCACGTCCGCCCACCGGTTCCCGCCGCGGTGGTACTGGAGCCGCCGCCGTCCGATGTCGTAGCGGACCTCGGCCATCAGCCCCGCCAGTTGTTCGCGGACGCGCGAAGCATCGCCTCGCCGTACCCGGTGGCATTCGCGCTCAAGTGGATGGTGTCCACGCCGAGCGTGCAGCCGGCCGGCGCGGTGCCCGACGGAAGGAGGATGTCGACCCAGCGGCACCCCGGGACGGTCCCGGCGATGCGCTGCCGGACCCGGTCCATCGTCCCATCGGCCACGTACGGGTAGGCGCCCGCGTCCGAGGTCTTCTCCCCCATCAGGAGGATCAACGCCTTCGGGAACAGCAGGCGGGCCTCTCGGATGTAGTGTTCGAACGAACTATTAGCCGTCGCGCTGGTCTTTCCCCCGAACTCGGATGCGAAGAACCCAGCCTCCTCCGCCGTCTGGGCGTCGTTCGCCCCGTACCACGGGAACAGCACGTCGAGCGTGCCACCGAGCGCCGTCTCGTCGGCCTTGAGCTCGTAGAGCTGCGCGTATGCGTCGGGGTAGTTGACGTTGATGCCGTTGGTGGAGCGGCGGGCCACCCATCCGCCCGCCGCCCCGTTCACGATGGCGCGGTCGATGAGGTAGCCCACGCCGGCCGGGAACTTCGGCGACAGGTTGGGGTACACCGCCTGCGCCACCCCCTCATCCCAGAACGTCCACCCGGCCTGCACGGCCACGCCGCCCCAGGTAGCATCGGCGAACGTCGCGTTTCCGTAGGAATGCGTGACGAAGCCGAACCGGGAGCAGATCACCGGCGTCGCCACCTTCGCCATCGCCGGCCGCCAGGGGAAGTCAGGGACGGGACGCAGCACGGGACCTCCTACGCGATTCCGAAGTCGGCCAGCTGTTCGAGCTTCATCAGGAGCGCGGACACGTCGAGCGTGACCGTGCGCCCCACGCCACCCACACCGGTCGCCCACCCGGCGCCGACGAAGAACCGGTCCCACCCGCCGGCCACCGCCGAGGTGGTGGGCGCGGTCTGGGAGTTGGCGGTCACCACCCGCGCCCGACCCGAGTCGTACGGCACCGCGCTCGGGCGCCCCTGGGTCGTGGCCGTCCCGGTCGGGCACTGGAGCAGGACGCCCCGGGTGCTCGCCGCGGTCGCCGCCGCGTTGGTGATGGCCCATCCGGCGCCGGTGTTCACGGCGTGCTGCGCGCGCCACACGCCCGCCACGGCCTCCAGCATGCACGCCACGCCGACGTTGGCGGCGCTCACCGCGCCCGCGGAGAAGCCGACGGCGAACACCTCGTCCGTCGGGGCCACGGCCTGGTCCACGAACAGCGACGCCTGGATGATGTTCCCGATGTCGACCGTCGACATCCCGCGGGACACCAGGTCGTGCAGACCCTGGACCTCCCACACCGCCATCGCGGAGGGGAGGCGCGACACCGAGGCGGGGGTCCCGCTCGCGAACGTGAAGCGGCCTCGCCGCACACGGATGGCCGCCGATGCGACAGCGCCCGGGTCCGCCGTCGGGAGCCCGGCGATGGTCGGCCGGAAGAACCGGGGGAAGCCTCCGCCCGGGTACTCGCGCGTGGACTGCGGGTTCGGGATGTTCACGGGGCCTCCAGCTCGGTGTGGAGGAACGTCCGGATGGTCGACGACCCGGCACCCACCGCCGACCACTGGAAGCCGATGGCGAGGTGGCCCGAACCGAACGCCGGCGAGAACTCGCCGAACACGTCGTCGAACATCGTGGCCGTGTCCGACGCCACGAGACCCACGGTCTTCGGGCCCGAGTCGTACAGCACCGCGCCGCCGCCGATGGGGAACGCGAAGCTGTTCTGTGTCGGGTCGCGGTGGACCACGTACAGCTGCAAGCTGGACAGAACCCAGCCGCTGCCGGTCGCGAGCTGCTGCACGCCGACGCCGAGCAGCCGCCCACACGGCGGGGAGTTGCGGCTTGCGTCCGGGATGAGCCCGAACCCCGGCGGAGCGCCGTTGTACCACCACGTGTACGTGGTGCCCGCCCCCGCGTTGATGACGTTGTCGACGGTGATCACCTTCCCGTACCGCATCAGCACCTCGGGGGTAGCTTACCTCGGTCCAACGTCCTCCGGCGGGCGCACCTCGTTCGCGACCGCCCCGAGCTCGGCCTCCAGCTTCGCCCGGCGCCGGCGCTTCACGTGCTCCTCATTCAGCACCGGCCGGTGCTTGAACCCGGTGAGGTAGTCGAACGCGGCCTCGGACTGGGTGACGTTCGGCGGCGTCTCGTCGAGCCCGATGGCCTCCGCGAGCGCTTCGGTCTCGCGCATCGGGCGCCCGAAGAACACGAGGAACTCCTGCCACAACAGCCGTTGCGTCTTGCGCGCGGCCGGGCTTGCGGTGGTCGAGGGGGAGCCCGCGGACCAGTAGGCCGGGGCACCGGCTTCGAGGGTGGCGTCATCGTCGGCCACGAGCGGGTCATCGGTGGCGGTGAGCGGCTCCCACCCAGCTCCGACGGCATCGGCCAGCATGTCTCCACCCCACGGCAGGTCGAGCAGCACGGGCGGGATGCGGTTCGCCCACGCGCGCTCGAACGTCGTCTCCAGGCGGCGCCCCTGGAGCGGAATGGCGATGGCCTGCGCGAGCGGGTTCACCGACTGAAGCAGCGCCTGCGTGTCGGGTCCGGACCCAGGAATGGGAAGGATCATGCGCATAGTTCCAAGCCACTCGGCCACCCCGAGCGGCGAACTCGCGACCCGGTTGAGGCGGTAGGCCGGGTGTGGCCGGCCCTCCTCCGACACCACCTCCCGGTCTTCGTAGACCGTCATCCGGGCGCTGTCCGCGTCCGTCATCCCACCGAGCTCGACGTCGGTCAGGCCCGAGCTGGTGAGCGACCCGTGGGCGAGGCGCATCTGCCCGAGCACCCGCGCCGGGTGAAGCAGCAGTGCACGCATGTACGAGTCTGCGTTCTTCCTCATGAATGCGTAGAACGTGAACACCAGTCGGAGGTACTTCGACTCGTACGGGGTCAGGTCCCGGAAGTCGAGGACCGCCTGGCGCGCCTCAAGCGCTGCCTCCTCCAGCGGCTTGCCCTGCCGCACGAGGTCGACGTACACCGCCAGGCGGGCGTTCATGTCGAACGCGCCGGCGAAGTCGCGGATCTGGGACTGCCACCACGCGGCGCCGGTCTTGATGCGGCGCCACTGGAGGGGGCCGGCGTCTTCGTGGACCAGGACTTCCCGGAGGGAGTCGGCCACCTCGAAGTCCGTCCGGGTCTCCCCGAGCTGGAAGTCCCGGGCGACGCGCTCCAGCTCGTCCACGAAGTGCACCGACCCGTCCACCGTCCGGAGCAGGTCGGCATCGGGGGAGCGGGAGAGGAACTCCGGGAACCCCTTCCCGCCCAGCCGACGGGTCAGGGAGCCCACGAGGCCGGGGTGTCGGTACATCAGGGTGCCCAGAGCCGAGGTAGCCCCTCCGAGCCCCTGGTTGGTCGCGAGCGCGGGCAGGACGCCGAGCGCCTGCCCGAGGAAGTGAGAGGGGTTGGGCAGCAGGATGCCGTGGGTGTGGGCCTCCTTGAACAGGCGGAATAGCCGGTTTGCTGCCTGGTAGCCGGTCATCTCGCGCGAGCTGACCACCCCGACCTCGAACAGGCGGGCCACCTCGTCCCGCAGGAAGGCGGGGACCAGCACGCCCGTGCTGTTCCCCTTCGCGTCGACGAGCGTGCCGCCCGCTCCGGGCTCGATGCCCCAGTCTCGGAGCCGGTTGCGTGCCCACTCCACCTGAGCCGAGGTGTAGTGGTAGTCCCACCGCTGCGCGGCCTCGTTCCACGTGCGCTCGGAGCCGTTCATCACCGCTTCCAGCGTGGGGACGCGCGGGTCCGAGCGGCGGACGGCCATCCCCTGCCGCACCATCCGCTCGAACGCCTCGCCCATCCGCGACTTCGCGCGAAGGTGGAGCGCGAACGCGATGAGGACCTCTTGCGTGTCCGGGAGCGCCTTCCCGGGGAACCGCTGTTCGAACGCTGCGCGCAGGATGGGGCCGGCCACGTCGCCGCGGTGCCCGATCTCCTCGAACAGGGGGAACATGTCCTCGTCCGGGAGCTTCATGACCGCGTCGTAGAGGGCCGAGTCGGCGTCGACCTTCTGGCCGGCCACGGCAAAGTTCACGAGCAAGTACTCCCGCGCGATGCTGGCCGCGCGCCCGCGGGTCGCCCACGCCCAGCGCCGGAGACCGGCGCGTACGATGAGGTCGTCTTCGTGGTCGAGCCAGGTCGGGCGGTCGGTGCCGGTCCAGCGGGTCCGGACCTCGTCCCGGACCTTGAGCGGGTCCACGTTGGCGTCGAGCGCCCGCGCCGCCATGTCCAGCTCCTCTCGGTGCGGGATGCCGGACCGCATCATCGTGGCGCGGAGCGCCTCCTCGGGGTCAGCGGTGCCCCGAATCTCCCGCGCGAGCTCGTCGGCCAGCTGCCCGATCTGGAGCCCCAGCTTCTTCCAGGCGGTCCGCACGGTGGGCGGCATCCGGTCCAGGGCATCGCGCATGAAGCGCTCGGAGAACCCGGTGACGAACCACCCGATGGCGCCCCGCTCGAACCACCGGTCCGCCTTGAACCGCTTGAGCCCGGCGTCCTTGAACGCGCCGAGCATCCGCTCCATGAGCGGCCGCACCCCCTGGATGCGGTACCGGGCGTCGGCGAACGCGGGGGCGACGGACCGGATGGCGGCGAGCCGCGCGGCCTCGTACGCCCCAGCTCGGGCGGCCTTGTCGGGGATGCCCGGGTCGAACGTGGGGACGAGACGGCGCATGCTCTCCACCTGCGCCTCGGACAGCTGGAGCCGGCCGGCAACGAACTCGAACGCCTGCGTGCTGGACAACCCCACAAGCTCCGCGGCGCGGGCGAGGATGAGCTTGTGGTCTTCGAGCGGGACCATCGCACCCGTCGGGAGCATCTTGAGCCGGTCGGTGCCGAGCCGGTCTCGGATGGCGAGCCGGTACGCCTCCCGGATGACCTCTGCGGTGCGCGAGCTCGGCCGAACAGCGGCAGCCGGGGGGCCGCCGGTGACCGTGCGAGCGAGCGCCGCGCCGATGGTCTGCCCCGGGGTGGGCTTGAGAGGGGCCGGCACCGTCGAGCGCAGCCGCACCGGGTTCGCCCGGGGGTCGCTCTTGCGGAGGAGGACGGCGAGCCGCCGCTCCACGTCCGACGCGAAGAAGTAGTCCGCACCGATGGCCGGCTTGGACGCCTGGCTTGCTTCGTCCACCACCTTCCGCCACCGGTACACCGGCCGGCGGGTGCCGTACCACACCTCGTCGCCGTCGAGCGAGCGCTTGAGCATCAGCGCGGTCACCTGCTCCAGCGACCCCACGCCCTGCTCGACCACGTCTCCGAGCCGGCTCCGCAGCGTGTACACCGGGTCGTCCACCGACTGCTGCAAGGCGTCGGCCATCCGGCGGAACCCCTCGCCGCGGTTGATGTGGTACCCGATCGGCGACAGGACTCCGTCCGTTCGGGCGCGCTTGTAGATGGCGGTCACCTGGCGCCAGAAGTCGGCGGCGTTGTACACGATGCCCTCGCCCGGCGGCAGCTTCGGGCGCTCCACGCTCTTGCCGGTGGCGTCCCGCACCCGCCGCAGCTCGAACGCCCCCGGGTCCAGGCCGGGCGTTCCACCGGGCACGGGGGCCACGCCCACGCCGGCCTTCGCCGCCGCCGCTGCCTCCTGCGCCGCGGTCTCCTTCGCCACGGCCACTCGGGCGGCGTTCTCGGCCTTGCGGGACGCCTTGGCCGCCGCATCCTCCAGCTCGGCCACGCCGTTCTCCACCTCCTCCACCGCCACCTTCACGCGCTGCTGCGCCAGGACGAGCGCCTCTCGGGCGGAGGTCACCGCGGCCTTCGCCTCCTTCGCCTCCGGGGTCTTCGCGGGGGCCGCCTTCGCCGCCTTCACCGCCTCCTCCACCCGCGCCCGAGCAGCCGCCACGCCGGCCTGCGCCGTCTCCTTCGCGCCGAGCTTCGCCTTCTCGATGTTCGCGCGCGCGTCCTCCGCAGATCGCGCCGCCTGCGCGGAGTACAGCTCGGCCCGCGTTGCCGCGGAGGTCGCCGCCTTCGCCACCTTCGCCTGCTCCGCGGAGTAGTCCAGCAGCTTCCGCTGTGCGGCCGCCACACGCGCGGCCTCTCCCGCTCCAGCGGTCGCGGCGGCAAGCTCGGCGCGGGCAGCCGCGAACCCCGGATCGGCCAGGTCGGGGAGCCGGTCGAACCCCTCGACCGCCGCGAGCTCGCGGAAGGACATCCCTTCCACGTTCTGCGCGGCCTGGTCGGCGTACGCCTGGATGGCCTCCGGCAGGTTCGCCGGCGCCATCCGGCCCGACTCGACCGCCTCCGCCGACATGTCGCCCAGGTAGTCCGCAGCGGACAGCTCGTTGCCCTTCACCGCTTCCAGGTCGAGGTTGATGGGCAGCGTCTCGCCCGCAGGGACCAGGGACTTCAACGCGGCCGCGCTCCGCCTCACGCGGGCCACGGCCTTCGGGCCGGCCACGAGCGCGCCTTCCCAGTCGGTCACCACCGACAGCGCGAGCCCAAGGGCCCACCCGCTGTTCTCCCACCCGTCGCCGAGCTTCCGCCGGAACCCCTCTCCGAGGTCAGTCTCCAACCCCGACCCGGTCTCGATGCGCTCCAGCACGCCGCGAAGGTAGCCAGGCACGCGCTGGTCATCGTCCGGGCTGAACCCGAGGTACTGCTCCCCCATCGTCGACTCGCCGATGGTCGAGAAGTACTTCGCCGCCGCGCCCGTCCACGTGGGCTCGTTCACCGCGGCCTGCACGTCCGGCGCCGGGATGCGCTCGGCTCCCTCCAGAACCACCGCCTCCGCCGCGGTCCCGAGGACACGCATCAGGTACAGCGCCCCGTTCTCGGTGGGGGTCCCGAGGTCATCGTCGGGCGTGGCCGGGTTGCGAGACGGGTCGCCGGTCTTGATGTACGAGGGATGGTCCCGGTTCGGCTCCGCGATGTCCCGCCCCGTCTCGAACCCCCAGCGAGCCAGGTCAACCGCCGGGAACGCCATCTGCCGAGCGAGCGTCGGCGCGTTCTCGGCAGCGGCCTTCGCCCGCTCGATGGCGGTGGGCGGACGTCCGTCACGCGTCACCACCTGCGGGAGGAACGAGCGGGCCAGCTGGTCCACGAAGTCCTCGGACACCGGGTCTGGCGTCGGGGCCGCAGCGTCGGCGAGCTCCATGCCGCGGAATGCGGCCTCGTCGGAGGGGTGCCCGAGCGCGAACCGTTCCTCACCCGCGGCGGCCACCCGCGCCTTCGCCGCCGGGATGTCGGCCTCCTTCTGCTGGGGGTAGGCCGGGACCAGCGGGGGCGTCATCGGGCCGGCGGGGGCGCCTCCCCCGCGCAGCTGCGTCTCGATGGCGTCGAAGTCGGGTTCCTGGTACGGCTTGGCCATTCGGGCCCTCCGTCCACAGCTTACCGCTTCTTCTTCGCCGGGGCCTTGCCCTCAAGCTCGTCGAGGTCTTCCTCGGAGAGCATCTCATGGCTCTGCTGCAACCGGTCGTGGAGCTTCTGCCGTTCCTCGTCCGGCAGCGGCTGGGCGTGGCTCTGCTGCAACCGGTCGTGGAGCTTCTGCCGTTCCTCGTCCGGCAGCGGCTGGGCGTGGCTCTGCTGCAACCGGTCGTGGAGCTTCTGCCGTTCCTCGTCCGGCAGCGGCTGGGCCTTGTCTGGCAGGAACTGTTCGAGCAGCATCGCCTCGTCCCACATCGACGGCGCCGGCGGGACGGACGGGGCGCGCTTCGGCTTCGGCTTCGGCTCGGCGTCGCCGATGCCTCCGTCGTAGGCGACGGTGGACTTCGAACTCACCGAGTACGAGTTTGGACTGACCTCGTCCGCCAGGGTGTCCAGGTCGGCCTCGGGCTCCACCGGCTTCGGCTTCGGCTTGAGCGCGGCGAACGCCAGAGACGGGCCCTTCCGCTTCTCCCGAAGCACGGGCTCCGCCTTCTCGCGGCGGGGCTTCCGCTGGTCGAGCCCGTACAACGGGTCGGTGAAGCCGCCGAGCTGCCCGAACGGCCCGTCCTCGCCGGACTTCACCTCGTTCATCAGCTCGTCGATGCGTGCGAGCTCGCGCGAGTACACGTCGGACGGCCGGGCGGCCGCGGTGCGGGTGGTGTCGGCCCGTGGCCCACCCCCCGCCTGACCACCAGTCACCCCAGGAGCAGGCGATGGGTTCGGGGTCGCAGGCGCGGCGGAGGGGGGCGAACGTGGAACCGACGGCGCGGGCTGGGGGGAAGAATCGACCGAAGAAGCCCCGCCGCTGCCGCCGTCGGCTCCACGCGAACGCATGAGGAAGCTGATGGCGTCGTCTCCGGCCTGCTCGACGTTGAGCCGACCCACCCCGAACGACCGGGTCTCACCCCGCTCGGACGGCTGGAAGTACGCATCATGGATGAGCCCGGCCTTCTCCGCAACCCCCGGGTCTGCCCAGGTCTGGCCGGTCACCATGTCGCCGATGGCGTCCTTCTCGCCGGCGTCCAGCTGCTCGGTCTCCATCGCCTTCCGCGCGTTGCGGATGGTCTGGTGGTACCCGGACATCACCTCGGCGACGGCCGCCGGGTCCGGGTTGTTGCCGAGCTGCGACAGCTGGTAGTCCGCGGCGGACTTGGCGCGGTCGATGTCGGCGGCGATGCGCTTCGCGGCGCCGCTGCTGATCTGCCGCGCCTTGAGCGCCTCCGTCTGCGCCTGGATGTTCGCCTCGGCGATGCCACCGAAGGTCTCCTGCTCCTTCGCCTTCGCCTGGATGATGGTCTGGAGCACCCGGGCGGCCTCGATGCCCTTGTCCGCGCCGATGCGCTCGGCGTTGCGCTGGTCGGCCGCCATCTCGGCAACCAGCTTGTTCCGGGCCTCCTGCAGCCGCACCAGCGCGGCGTTGCGGGCGGTCGGGTCGAGGGCCGCGAGCCGCCGCTTGAACACCTCCGCCGCCCACGGCACCCGGGTGGCGGTGTAGTTCGCGATGAACGCCGCCGCGATGTTCGGGACCTCGGTGGGCGGGACGTAGAACAGCCCGAGCCCCGAGAGGTCCGAGCCGCCGAGCTGCTGCGGGGCGGCCATCAGACCACCCCCGCCGCGGTCGAGCCGTTGCCGGTGGCGCTGCCCGAGAGGATCTCGTTCACGATGTCGTCGATGACGCCGGGGTTCTGGGCGTTGAAGTCTGCGAGCTGCGACTTCTCGGCGCCAGTGAACGCCTGCCCGAACATCCCGGAGAGCTGGTTGGTGCCGGGCGGAGCCCCGGCGAGCCCGCCCAACGGGCCAGCGACGGCGGACACCCCGCCCAGGATGGCGTTCACGTCGTCACGACGCATCGCGCTCTTGAGCGCGAGCCGCTGCTCCAGCTCGTTCCGCTGCCGCTGCTGCGCGGCCAGGTCGGCGGCCTGCACCTGGCCCGCTGCCGCCTGCTGCGCACCGGAGACGGCGCGGGTCTGCTCCTCGCGCAGCCGCGCCAGGTTGGCGCCGCTGGTGTTCCCCATCGCGGCCTGCGCCTGCTCGGCGCGCGTCCGCATCGCCGTGGTCGCCGACTGGATGGGCGACACGAGCTCGTTCGACATCTGCTGCTGCTCGGCGCCGGTGAGGCCCATCTTCCCGGACTTCTCGGCCGCGAGCAACTCGTCGAGCTGCTCACGGTTCCGCTTCTGCTCGGCGTTGTTCTGGAAGCTGGAGATCACGCCCTGCGTGGTCCCGAGGCCGCCGGCGATGAGGAGGGACAAGGTCACGGGGTCCATCAGTACACCTCGATGGAAAGCTCAATCTTCGCCAAGTCTATCTGATCTACCACCGTCGGGTCGCGGTCCGGGTGATAGCAGAGCTGGAGCTGGAAGGTCCCCGGGGGGTCGAACTGGCGAGACGCGAAGCAGTGGATGTCGTCGATGTAGTTCGAAAGCGTCGTGCCAGGCGCCGCGTCGAGCGGCGACACGTACCGGGCGGACATCGGGATCTCGTTGTCCACCCCGGTCGCGAACTCGAACCAGTGAAGGGCGAAGTGCCCGCCCGCGTTCCCTCCGCCCGCGCCGTCCGGGTAGTAGATGGGGGTCGTGGTGTTCGCCCGAATGTTCGCGTCGAAGCTCACCGTGGCGAGCACGTTCGGACTGGTTCGCCGAACGTCGATGGTGGCCCCCACCGGCAGCCGCCACACGCCCGTCTGCTTGTTCGTGCTCGGGGGGTGGACGGTGAGCCGGTCGGGTGTGGCGCCCCACCCCTGCCACCGCACGAGGTCGGGGCGGTTGGTGAACAGCCGCTGCCGGTGCACCGACTGCATCGGGCCCACCATCGCGTTCTGCGGGAACCCGGTGATGACGGGCCGGACCAGGTGCTCGCGCCGGATGGCGTCGGCCGACAGGTCGGCCACGGGGATGGCATTCACCCACGCACGCGCGAGGTCGAGGTTGGCCTGGATGTCGGACCAAGACATCGTGGTTCCGGCGACGTGGTCAGCGAGAACGACGCCCATCAGCTCACCTCCACCGTGACGTTCTTGAACACGTCCACCATGAAAGAGCTCACCGTCGGCCGCACCTGATCCGCGATGTCGAGCTGGTACTGGAGCTCGACCCACTCCACCGCGGTCGGGATGGTGGGGACGAACCACGACTCGATGAGCACGTTCCCGTGAAGGTGCGAGGTCACGCCTGGCGCCCCGGTCCAGAAGAAGCGCTCGGACGCGGGGATGACTGCCGTTCCGCCCCCGTTCAGCTTCCACACGTGCCGCATCCCGAACTGGGTTCCGGCCAGGATGCCGAACTCGGAGCCGCCGCCGTCGACCGAATGGAAGTGCACGGAGGAGATCACTCGAAGCGCGCTGTTCACCGGCAACGTCACCAGCGGGGAGGCGGTACGAAACGACGTGGCGTTGTGCGTGAAGGTGGTGAACGCGGCGGCGAGAGAGAGGGTGGTGTCCCGCGTGGTCTCGGTGATGAGCTCCAGCCGCGAGCCAGACGTGTCGGCCGCGAAGGCCCGGAAGTCCAGCCCCTCCTCGGCCAGGTTGTATGCGTCGACCGCCGAGCTCGCGGCTTCGATGGCGGCCCACGCCGCGTTCACCGGCGCCACGTCTCGGGCCGCGCCTGGGTCGATGACGGGAATCGTGACCTTCATCGGGCAACCTCTCGGGCGGTCAGGCGGCGGTCTCGCCACTGCACCACGGTGGTGGAGGCGAGCCCCGAATCGTGGATGCCGTACACCGCGTCGATGACGTGGCGACCGGCGGCGACCGGGACCGACTGGCGGATGAGCTGGTGGCAGCGGGTGGCGATGGGGGAGCCGATCGGCGACTGGGCCACGACCACCCCATCCAGACGGATGCCGAGCCAGAGCTTGATGGGCACCGCTGTGGCACCCTGCGTCGCGCTCCAGCACGCGCCGAGCGATAGCGCGAGCTCGCAGTCCCCGGTGTCCACGACCATCAGCATCGGTGCGGTGTCCCCGTCGTTGGGCAGCTCGAACACCTGAACCTGGTTGTCCCCCGCGGTGTGCGTCCGGAGGGAGCCGTCGGAGGTGATGGGCTTCGTCCACACCTTGCCCCACGCCCCGTCGGCAACCTTGTCCCCGGTGATGATGGCGACGCCGCCGATGTTGTCGTAGTCGATGTCGTGCGCCGAGGCGGACAGCTCGGCGAGCTCGGCGTTCAGCTCCAGCGGGGCAACGAACTCGCCCGCGATGGGGCGGTCTACGGGCCATGACCTCATCGGCGCTCCCGAACGGACGGACCGGTGGTGTCCCCGACGACCAGCGCGGCGGACACGACGCGCGAGCGGCCAAGGAGAAGGCGGGTCTCGAACAGGCGGGCGAAGTGCTCGCGCACGGACACCGCAACGTGCGACAGCTCGAAGTCGCTCCACGTCGCCGCCGCATCCCACAGCGCAGTGCCCCACGCCGGCCGGTCGTGCTTCGGGTGGACGAGCGGGCGCGCGGCCACCTGCTCCGTCCACGAAGCGCTGTCGCCGCGGGTCTCCACTGCGACCGTCGACACCTCGCCCCAGGGAACGAGCTCGACCTCGACTCGGTGCACGTGGCGTTCGACATCGAACCGCGCCGCGAAGTGGAGCTGAGGTGCGATGGCTTCGTCGAACTTCGTCCGCGACGCCCGGGTCAGCACGTGGATGCCGGGGTTCCCCCAGGAGGACACGAAGGTCCGGCCCCGGTAGTGGGTCATCGCGCCGATCGGCCAGTCCTCCCGGACGCTCCACGCCCCCGTGGCTACGTGCAGCACGATGCCCACCCGGGGGTCCGGGTCGCCGCCCTCGGGGACCGCGAACCACACCTCACCGCGCACGGGGTCGTACACCGCTCGGGCGCCGCGGAGGTTCGACCCGACCTTGCGGCGCCACCACCGCGCGACGGGGCCGCCGAGGGGGACCACCCGCAACGGCACGTCCAGGTTGCCCGAGGACACCACCGCGTGGGGTCCGGAGCGGGCGAGGAACAGGAGCCCCACCGAGGGGACGTTCACCACCGCCAGCGGGCTCTCGGTGCCCACCGACTCGTCCACCGCCTCCACGTGGAAGCCGGCCGCGGGGTTCCCCCGGATGATGTAGACCCCGCCCTCCTTGAACACCACCAGACCGCGGCCCGTCTCCGCGCCCGCCACGATGCCGCCCGTCTGCGCGGAGCCGATCTCCAGGTAGTTCTCGGTCGGCCACTGCTCGACGTACAACGGGGAGCTGTACTGCATCCGCGTCGGGTTGTCCGGCATCCCGCCGGCCCACGCGGTGCTGTTCCAGAACACCAGACAACGAGCCCCGACAGGCGTTGGCCCGAGCTGATCTCGGTCCAGCAGGGGCCCGAGCTCGCCGTCGGACTTGTGGTCGATGAGGTCGACCGGGCCGCAGGCGGGCGACTCGTGCAGCAGGTACAGGTCCGCTCCGCCGGCCGGGGTGGTGATGCCGGCGAGGTTCGTGGTGCGCCACCACCGCACGCCTCGGGCGTTCGCTGGCGGGCGCGCGAGTGACAGGCGGACCAGGTACCGGCCGTCGGGGTCCGCGTTGGCGCCGACCGCCCACACGATGGCCGACGGGGGCGACTCCTGCCCGAGGTCGTTCACGAGCGTCACGGCGTACCCGTACAACCACGACTCGTCCGCGGCGGAGGAGGAGGCGAAGGGACCGACACCGCGGCGGAGCTCGGCGGTGATGCCGCCCACGGTGTTGTAGTCCTTCGCGGCCCGGTCGACCTCGGTGAAGCCCTGTCCGGGGCCGGCGACGAGCGGAGGGGCAGGCGGGGTGGTGAAGCCGGCCGGCCACGTCTCGAATCCGTTCCACCGGATGAGCCCGTCCACCGGCGACAGGATGTAGCACCAACGCCCGAAGTCGATGAACTGCGTCCCGAGCTGCACCGAGTCGAGCCGCCGCCGCTCCGCGATCACCGTCGCCCCGCCGGCCCACCAGTCGGCGTAGACGATGCGGGACGACTCCGCGTCGAACCGGCGCTCCGCGAGCAACCACCGCTGGCCGCCACGCGGGTTGAACCAGTGCAGCGCGGTCACGCCCTCGGTCCCGGGCCCGAACGTGGTGATGTCGAGCGTCCCCGCCACGGGCTGCCACACCCCCTCCGCGTCGCGCTCCATGTCGTGGATGTAGGCGCACGACCCCTCGGCCGGCTTGAGCCGGTCGTCCATTCCGGTCAGCGCCACGGTGACGCGGGGGCCGTTCACGGGATGTACCGGATGTTCGCGGCGTGCAGGAAGGGCAGCGCATCGCCCCGTGCTCCGACCTGGCCCTTCACGATGCGGTACCTCGCCTCGGGGTACTTCGACAGGAGCCGATTCATCGCCTCCCGGGCGAGCACCTTCGCCCGCTCCACCAGCGTCTGCTGGTCGGAGGCCGCGAGCTCTTGCACCGCGAGCCACACCAGCAGCTCGTGGTGTTGCTCGGGCAGGAGGGGGGTGTCGGACGGCTCGGAGAGGCGCTGCGGCCGGAACCGGTACTCGATGCGCAGCATCCGGAAGCGGCTCGGGCGCGGGTAGAGGTGAATGTGCGTGTACGGGCCCGCCTCGTCCTCATACCGACTCGCCTCCCACGGCTTCGTGGCCGCAAGTCGGTTCTGGATGGTGATGGCGGCGACGGTCGGGTCAGACACCGTCGCCTCGTAGTAGTAGGGCCCCGTCGACGCCTTGTTCCGCACGAAGATGGCGATGCGCCGCGCCGCTTCCGAGGAGTCGACCACCGGGAGCCCGTTGATGACGATTGCGCCGTTCACCGGCGTGGTGACGGTCTGCGGCTCGGTGAGCGGGCCGAACCGCCCGCTGTACGACCAGCACAACGCCACCTCCCACGTTCCCGGCGACCAGGTACCGGACGCGGACGAGGTCACGACGTGCTCCGGGTCGCGGACCACCATCGAATCCTGCTGCGACTGGTCGTGACGGGCCATCTGGAGCCCGAGGGGGCTGATCGGCAACCGGTTGGCGAAGCCGGCGTCTTCGGCGTACACCCTCGGGTCGCCCGGGGCCGGGTCGATCGGCTCCATCACCCGCGCCTGGGTCGGGTTCACCGCGGGGATGAACGCGCCGGTGTCGTCCTGCACCGAGATCAGCTCGGCCACGTCGGTGGGGAGCCGGATGCGAGGGAACCGCAGCTCCAGGCCCTCGGTGCCGTCGATGGCGCCCAGCGACGCGCGGGGGTCGAGGTGGAACTTCGGCAGCGTCGCGCTCACCTTCACCCGCTCGATGACGAACGGCGCCGCCGACCAGTTGGCGGTGAGGGAGTCGCGCGCGGCGGCGTTGGTGACGTGGAGCTCACCCCCAACGAGCCACGACTGGAGCGCCGTATCGTTCGCCCCCTCGTTCGGGAACAGCCCCGCATCCGCGAGGTCCACCACCGACTCCTGAATCGTCCGCCCCGCCGCGTCGGCCGGCAGCGTTCCGAGGGTGGGGGTGATGGCGGTGTCGGGGAACGCGGGGATGTTCGCGGCGCGGAGCAGGAACGGCCAGCTCCGCGAGGTCAGCACGCCCTGGTACACCCGGTCGATGACTGCGTAGAGCTCGGTCTTCCACGAGAGCGTTTCGGGGGCGTGGTGAAGCGCCTCCTCCACGCGGCGGCCGATGGTCGCGAGGTTCAAAGTACCTCCCACGGCCAGCGTAGCCCGAAACGAAGAAAGCCGTGGTGCGGGGGCGCCCTCTCCCCACACCACGGCTCGCCCTTCCATCAGGGCCAGACGATTCTACGGCGACCCGAGGGGGTTCGTCCAGAACACCGTGGCCCTGTCCGCCGCCGCGAGCGTCAAACACAGCGCCACCGGGCGCTCGGTCGCAGCGTGGGCGGCACCCTGGGCCGCGAGGCGGCCGATGACGGTCCCGCCGATCAGCACCGTCTTGGCCGCGGTACCCGTGGGCACGTACACGTTCTCCTGCACACCGTACACCTGGACTTCTCCGAAGGTCCCGGTCGGGATGTCGCGGACGGCGCCGCCGATGACCATCTGGGGGTCCGCAACAGCGGCCATCTTGATGCCCGCCCCGAGGTCCACGGTGGTCTGGGTCTCGTCGAGCGCCACTGCGTAGCCGGCGAGGATGGTCACGCCGGAGTTGTTGTGCAGGGTGATGGTCTTGATGGGGTTGGACGAGCCCTTCCCCGGGATGTCGAAGTACTGGGTTGCCGCGTTGCGCATGTCAGTAGACCTCCGCGTTTTCGATGACGACCGAGAGGCCGGCCTGCCGCGTGGCGATGTTGCCGCCGACCTTGAACAGGCACGCCTTCACGCCGGCGGTGCCGGGGATGTTCTCCCACGGGGTCATGTCGAACTTCCACCCGTTGAAGAACCGCGCCTCGAAGTCGTCGCCGGTGTTGACCATCAGCGCGGACATCTTCGAGGCGCCGGAGAGCGAGCCGTCCACGGGCATGTCGCCGCACACGTGGATGGGGACGCCGCCGGGGCCCACCGGAACGCGCTTGCTGTCGTCGAGCGCGCCGTCGCTCACGTACTGCTCCATCACCCGGTACGCCTTCTTGAGGTGGCCCGCCGAGGTGATGGTCATGAACCACGCGTTCGTCGCGGCTCGCGGCTGCTCCTTGATGAGCCCGATGGCGAGGAACGAGGTGTACATCTGGTTCAGCAGGTTCGTGCCGGCCTGGCTGTTGCAGTCGAAGTACTGGTTGTTCAGGTGTGGGTGGACCGCCGCGGGGTAGGTCAGGCGGGAGACGCCGTGGACGGTGTTCGCGCCCGTCGCCGCGGCCTCGTAGAAGCCGGTCGCGAAGTCGATGCCGTTCGCGGTGTTGAAGCCGGCGAAGCCGCGGGGCGCCACGTAGGAGCCGTTCGAGGTCGGGCCGCGGAGCCACGCCTTCTGCGCGGAGCGCCGGAGGTGGTCGTTCACGTTCTCCACGTTCTTCTTCGCGCGGTCGATGACGTTCCCCGACCCTCCCGCCACCTTCTCGTCCATCTCCGAGATCATCGCGGGCTGGACCACCCACGCGGGGTAGAGCTGCCCGTTGATCATCGTGGTCTGGACGGCGTTGTCGTACTGCTCGTACCCGGTGACGAGCTGCGTCGCCTGCGAGTGCTCGTCCACGTCGAGCGGCAGGAGGATGGTGTCGGACCCGTCCCACGGCTTGGCGGCCTTCATGACCATGTCGAAGAACGGAAGGTTCACCTGCCGCGTCCGCCGGTAGTCGGCGAGGTGCTTGAACATCTGGACCGACAGCACTTCCTTGCTGACGGTCAGTACCTGCGTACCAGCCATTGCTTGCTCCTTGCGCCTGCTACTCGCGAGCGTAGCACGCGATTACTCGCGACGCTTCATCGTCTCCCCGATGGACGCATCCCTCATTGCCTCTGCAAGGTCTCGCGCGCGAGCCGCCGGGTTCTTCTGATACCAGGCTTCTACCTGGTTGATGTCTCCCTCGATGGACCTCGGGAGGGTGGGGATGGGGCGACCGGCGCCGCCCCCGGGCTGCACGCGCTTGCGCGCCTCCGCGAGCGCGGCGGCTCCATCGTCGGCGGTCTCCAGCGCCATCTCGGCCAGCACCAGCTTGTGCGCGCGCTGTGCCGAGATCTTCCCGCCCGTGTCGGAGACCAGCGCCTTGATGCGCTTGAGCATCTCCGGGTTCCGGAAGTCCTCCACGTTCGCCTGGATGTAGCTCTTGAGCTCATCCCGCTTCACGGACTCCGCACGGTCGGCCTCCGCCTGGCGCGCGGCTTCGGTGATGGAGGCGTCCGCCTGCTGGATGGCGCCGAACCACTTCTCCATCATCTCCGCGGCCTTCCGCTGGGCGATGTGCTCGATGCCCTCGGGCGAGAACGGGTCGGGAGCGTCGCCCTTCGGCTTCATCGCCTCGATGAACGCCTTGAGGTTGGGGTCACGCGCCCACTTGAAGGCGTCGGACTCCAGCTTCTTCGCGTTCACCTCGCGGTCGGCCGCGATGGCCTCCGCCTTCTTCTGCGCGGCGATCTGGGCGTCCAGCTCGGTCTTCGCGGACTTCCCGCGGTGGATGGCGAGCGCGATGAGCTGCTTCGCCTCGATGGGGAGCTGTTCGATCACCTCGTCCGGGAGGTCGTACTCGCCGGTCTCGGCCTGCTCCGCAACCAGCTCCGCCGCCCACTCGGGCAGCTCACCCTTGCCGCCGAGGAGGCGGTCGACGAGCTTCGGCGGCTTCTCCGCCGCCGGGGTGGCCACCACCGCAGAGGCTTCACCCTCGGCGGCTGCGGCGCCTTCGGCTGCGGCGCCTTCGTGGGCCGCACCTTCGGGCGCGGCGGCCGTGTTGGGGGCCGGGGGCGCAGCAGCATCACCAGCAACGACAGCAGCAGCGGCATTCTTCGGCTCCATCAGCTCACCTCGGGTTCGAAGTCGGTTTCCTCGGTCTTCTCGTCGGCCGGCATCTCGCCGGCCTCCTCGTCGCCGCCCTCGGGCAGCGGCGCCTGCATCGCGGCCACGACCTTCTTGTCTGCGGCCATGCTGGCGATGGTGTTCGCCATCTCCTGGACCCCGGTATCCGAGGTCATGAGCGCCATGGGGTCGAACTTGTACCGGTCGAGCCCCTGAATCTTCGACGCGTAGGCGTCCACCATGCCCGCGATGGCCATCACCTGCGACCCGATGTCGGCGGGCATCTGGGGAACGGGCTCGGTCACCTCGGCGAGCGCGAGGGACTCCGGCGTGATCTCGTTGTTGGTGAGCGCGGGGATGGCCTCCCGCAAGATGTCCGCCAGCGCGTTCAGCGGGGCCGGAGAGAGGTCACCCTCCGCCATCGGGATGGCGGCCCCCAACCCGTCCTGACGCGCGGCCTTCATCGCCGCATCTTCCTGGTCGAACTCGTCCATCACTCCCTCCACAGCTTGAGTTTCTCGGCCGCAATCACGTCGAGCGCCCGCCGGTACTCGGCCCGGTGGGGTCCGTTCATCTTGTAGTCCCAGTCGGCGCGCATCTCGGCGTCGACCAGCGCCCCGCGGCGCTCGGTCTCCCGCGCCTCCTCCGCGAAGTCGTAGTCCCCGTCGGTGGGGGTCAGGCCGCGCTCGCGGCACAGGCGCTGCCGGTGCTGGTTCGAGGTCACCTCGCAGTTGAGCGTCCGGTCGAAGTAGGGGAAGTGCTTCCCGACCCCTCCCACGTCGCCGGTCCACAGCGGACGAACCGCGGTGACCAGCTTGAGCATCGGGTCACCGCACACGTCGCACGCCTTCGTGGCGCGGTTCGCGATGGTGTTCCACCGCGATGTGGTGGTGTTGCATCGCTCGCACTTGTACTCGTAGAACGGCATCTATCCTCCAACCATTGGGCCGATTCGTTCCGCGAGGAGGGCCCGAACGTCCTCCTCCGAGATCGTCTCCGGAGCGGGTTCCGCCGCCGCGGGCGGGGGCGTCTCGGGCTGGAAGCGCTTCGCCGCAACCTCCAACGCGCTCCACTTGAGCGAGTCGGGCAGCTGGAACAGCGTCACGATGTAGTCCAGCACCACGACGGCAGCCGCTCGGACCTCGGGCGCGAGCTCGGGCACCGGGGGCGGCGCTCCTTCGACCGCGGGCGCGACCGGGGGCAGCGGGGCGGCGATCTTCACCAGCTCCAACAGGCGGTCCACCACCTGCAAAAAGTCGACCTTCTTCTGCTGGTCTCGCACGGGCGTGGAGGCCGCGTCGAGGACCTCCACCTGCCACCCGACGAGCAGCGCATCGGCGGTGACCTTGTGCGTCGCCGTCCCCTTCGTCACCTGGATGGCCGTCTTCCCGAGGTGCTCGCCGAGCACCGTGAGGAACATCGAGCACGTGGACGCGAGCGCGCTCGCCATCCGAGAGGCGATCTCCGTCGCGGTCGACTCGCCAGCACCGGCGAGGAGCTCGGCCTCGGTCGCCGACAGGTACTTACCCTGCCGGCCGGTCATGATGTCGGAGAAGCCCTGCGCGTCCTGGCGCGCGGCCTCCATCCACTGCCGGTACTGGGGCAGCGACTGGGCGAACTGGGGCGCTTCGAGGACCTTCCACAGGCCGTCCAGCGTCTCGGAGTCGACCCCCACCCACTCCCCATCCGTCGGGTTCTGGATGGCGCGGATGAAATCTTCGTCCATCCCGTGCTTCTTGAGGTAGACGGTCATCCGGGCCGCGTCCCGCCGCATCGCGTTCGCGACCACGGTGAGCATGAAGTTGGTCTCGGCGTTCTGCCGGTAGACCCTTCGCACCGCTGGGATGCCGCGCAGCGGGAACCGCGGGTGGTTCGCGAGGATGATGGGGATGATGGGGATGGCCGGGGTCCCGTCGGCGTTCTGGTACGGCAGCGGGAGGGGCTTCCCGACCAGGACGCACCGCGGGTCCGCGGGCTTGCCCTCCGTGCTGTCGGGGTCCACGAGGTAGAATCGGAGCGTCTCCTCGTGCAGGTCGTAGAACTCCAGCACCTGCACGTACCGCCCGGCCTCCGTCCGGCCGTCGGGGTACCGTCCAGCGTCCAGCGGGATGCCGGTGGACGCCGAGATCACGTCGGGCAGGCGCGCGCCTCGGATGCCTTCGAGCTCGTCACCCAGCAGCTGGCGGGCGCGGTCGATGCGCTCCCATCGGAGGTGGCCGCGGAACGACTCCTGCCCCTCGCGGGCGCGCTCGTCGAACAGGCATTCCCACCGCGGGAGGGTGTCGAGCCACACCTGCGCGAGGGGGTGGTCCGCGGACCCCTCGCGGTGCCCGACCTTGAAGGCCGCCGCGCCCCCCATCAACGCGAGCTGGAAGCCGTACGTGGTGCGCGCCTTCACGTCTTTCAGCGACATCCAGTGGTCCAGCAGCGCCTCGACCGACGGCGTGTCGAGGTCGGACTTCCGGCCGGGCTTCACCTGCACCGCGGGCGGCGATAGCTTCGACTGCGGCGCCCGGTAGTACAGGTTCGACACGTGGGCCCCAACGAAGCTCACGATCTGGTTGCTCTCGACCTTGAGCGGGAACGGGTCGCCCTCCGCCGTGGCCGCCATCATGTCCATCACCCGGCCCCCGTTCTCGATGCCGAACGGGTTCGCGCGCCAGAACTCGCTCTCGAACGCCGCCTCGAAGCAAGCGTCCTCGGAGGCGCGGTCGTCCTGAATCCGGAGGTGCAGGCCGACAATCTCCGCAACCTCATCGTCTTCGATGCGCATTCGGACCTCCAAAAGCTCGGTTGATTCGGCGAATGTTCTCGCGAATCGTCTCGGTTGCGAGCTTATCCTGTGTGAATCGGTTCCGTCCGGCGTACCAGGCGAGGCAGGCGGCGATTCCGAAGTCATCGTGCGCGTCGCCACGGCCCTCGATCTTGCCGTTGGGCTTCTCCACGATGTTCTGGAGCTGGCTCACCGTGGCGCGGTCCCGGGGCACAACCCAGTCTCCGTTGACGAGCTCGCGCGCGTGCGTCATCAACGCGCGCTTGCTGTCGCCGGCCCGCCCGCCCTCGCTCCAGAAGTCGTCTCCGTCCTTGTCCTTCCACAGGCGGCACCCGCCGAGCTGCGCCACCCGGCGGATGACCAGGATGCCGTACTTGTTCGCCTCGATGAGGGTGAGCGGGCGGCGGTACAGCCCGCCGACCTCCGAGACACGCTGCGCCTGGCCCTCGGGGTCCACCGTGTTCGCCGCCCACAGCGCGACGTGCACCAGGTCGTCCCGCCACACCGAGATCACCGCGTGGTCCGCGCCCACGCCGCCCGACGTGTCGACCCCCATGAAGTACTCGCGGCCCTCCTCCCACGGGTGGAAGATGCGGAGCTCGTTCTCGCGCAGGCTTGGCGTGTTCGCGGCGAACTGCGCCATCCGGTTCAGCACGCGGAGGTCAAACCACCCGCGCTCGAACAGCATGAAGGGGTCCGCCGGCGTCTTCGGGAACTCGCGGTCCCACATCAGCGGGGACATCTTGAGCGAGCGCATGCGGGTGCGGCGGAAGGCGATCTGCTCGACCGTCGCGCCGTACTCCTTCATCAGCTCGACCTCGTCTTCGTCGAGCTCGCGGAGGATGTCGGCCGCGTCCACGTCGGACACATCGTCGGCGTATCGGGCGACGGAGAGCCAACTGATAAAGATGAAATTCCACTTTGGGTCCGTCTGCGCCTGCTGGTACAGCTGGTAGAACAGCCCGAACGGCCCGTTCCCGGTCGATTCCACGATGACGGAGGCCGTCGGGTCGTGGATGGCGTTCATCGCCGAGTTGAACGCCTCCTCGTCGGCGGTGAGCCCGTCCGCCGCGCTCACCGCGGAGGTCGAGCCCTTCCACTTCGCCATCTCCGTTGCGTGGAGGTCGGTCGCGGTCCACCCGCGGGCCTGCCCGCCGACGCCGCCGGCGAGCGAGCGGGAGAACGCGGCGCTGTTGTGGGCGAACTCACTCTCGTCCTGGTTGTCGACCGCGAGGCCGGGCCGAATCTCGTCCGGGAGGTTGCTGTGGGCCACCCGGAGCATCCGACACAGACGCTTGATGGCCGATTCCTCGTGCGCCTGCTGGAGCACGCGGCGCGCGCGTGACGACGTGAGCAGCTTCCAGGTCAGGAACAGCTGTGAGCCGGTTGTGACCCCGACTTGGCGCGGCTTCACGCAGATCGAGAAGTTCCGGTCTTCCGAGCAGAGAGCATCAATCCACTGCTCTTGTTCCGGAAGAAGCTCGTTAAGCTCGCGCTCCTTGTTGTAGAAGTCCTCGATGTACATCCGGCGGATGAACCGTCGGGGATCGTCGAGGAGCTTGACCCACTCGCGTTCGAGCGTCATCGCCGGTCGTCCGCGTCCGCGGCCTTCAAGCGCTGGATGACCTTGAGCAGCTCCTTCTCGGTCCAGCGCCGAAAGATGGCGTCCACCACGTAGTTCTCGGACATGTCCGACAGCTCCGCGAGCCTACGAAGCTTCTCGGCGGCGGCGGGCGTGAGCCGGAACAGGCGCGGTGTCCTCTCGCGCGTCGGGGTCATCGGGCCGGAGGAGGTCGAGGAGCCGCTTCGACGGGCCATCGGTCGCTTCCTTCTTCGAGGTGGTGTCCTGCTCCGCCTCCCGGAGCTTCGCCAGGTTGCCGACCAGCGCCGACAGCTCCTTCCCGCTCATCGTGGCGGCCTTCTCGACGGCCACGGTGAGCACCTTCGCGGTCGCCAGCTCCAGCGTCATCACCTGCGCGTCGGCGAGCGCCTGCAAGCGCTGCACCTCCGTGCAGTCGTGCCACACGAGCCCGTTCGGTCCCCGCCCCTTCTGCACTTGCAGCCGGCACACCGGGCAGGGGAAGAACGGGGGGACCTTGATCAAGACCAGCTCTTGACCACGTCCACGGCGACGCCGAGCCGCTTCGCGACCGCGGCGGGAGCGAGACCTTCCGCCATCAGGCGGAGCCCCTCATCCTTCGAGGGGTGGGGTTCGTTCGGCGGGACGGGCGGGAGCACCGCCCGCGGCGGCGCCACCTTCCGCGGGTCCGTCCCCTGCTCCGGGGCCCCGTGCACCTGCCGGATGATGACCTCGGCGAGCTGCCGGTTGTTCCGCATCCCGGTGGGCATGTCGCCGTACCGGCGGGACTCGCAGTACTTCGACATCTCGCCCGGGTTGTCGCCGCCCCCGTGGGTGTTGGGGTCGGTGAGCGTGGCGCCCGCCACGTCGGCGAAGACCATCGTGAGGTGGATGACCGGGACCTTCACCTGCACGTGGGTGGTGCGCTGGCGGAGCTCGGTCGGGTCGTGCGAGTTGTGGATGGCCGGGTCGTTCTCGTGCAGCACCTTCGGCCCGGCGTACTCGACCTCGACGGCCGAGGACTGGTCCGCACGCTTCGCGACCGCGGCCACCATCCGCCAGTCGCACCCGCCCTGCTCGGACTGGAGCGACTTGAGCGCGTGCATGATGTGCACGCGCACGTGGCCCTCGGCCTGGCGCTGCGACAGGTGAGCGCACATCTCCGACTCGCGGAGCATCACCGTGGAGACGCGCAGCTCGTGCTGGATGATGAGGTCCTTCCGCGGACCCGAGCCCGACAGCTTGAGTAGGTCGAGCGGCTCCAGGTCACCAGCAGCGAGCCCCTGCATCGCGTTCGCGGTGTACTCCTCGATGACGCGCGCGAGGATGTCTCGCAGCGTCTGCGGCGTCACCCGGTGGGTGGGGAGAGCGTCGACATCGTACATCACGCCTTCACCTCGTCGGTGGGCGAGGTCACCGGCTCGACGGCGGCTACCACCAGAACCTGCGTGTCCTCCTTCCGCGGGATGCGGAGGACGAGGTGTTCGGTCGACTCGGCGTCCAGGTAGGCGCGCAGCGACCGGAAGTCGGTGGAGCTCTGGAGCACCTCTCCGGACTTGTGGACCACGAGCCACCGACCGCGGTACTCGTCCGCGAACAACGCCGACAACTGGCGAGACGTCAATTTCATAGTTCGCTCCTTGCGAATATGATGATATCACGCCGAATTGCCGCTGTAAACACCACGCGTTTCACAGAGCGGCCGGG